GAGGAAGAGGAAGAGGAAGAGGGTATGGTATCTGTCGTTGTCCTGAAGGGTAATCTTATCCGTCATGATGGGGTGGACTATGCAGAGAACGCCAGTTTTTCACTGGATGCCAGCGATGCTGAACGTCTCATTTCTTTGGGTGTGGTCGCTGATGTAGCCAAGCTACGAAAGCAGGCGATCGCCAGTGATGGCCCTACAATCACCGTAGCCGATGGTGTCCAGGTTAACCGGGGGCCGTGATGGGTATCAATTGGGATCAACACCTACAGGAACCTTTGCAGAAGGTTTTCGGTGACTCAGTGGAATATCGCCCTTCAGGCGGTATTCCATACCCTATCAGCGGTATCTTCGATCGCGCTTACACGCAGGATGTTGAACCGCTGGATGATGGCAGCACAATCAATACCACTTCCCCCGTGCTTGGTGTCCGTGATGCAGAGATGAAGGCAAAACCAGTGCAAGGGGATCGTGTATTCATCGGTGTTGTTGGTGGGGTGGCCGTTAACACGCTTTTTGCGGTGGCCGATGTGCAACCTGATAGCCACGGCGGCACGAAGCTGATCCTCAACAGGGTGAAATCATGAATGCCGAAGCTCTTCGGGAACTGGTTGTTTTTGCGCTGACTGATAAGACTGATGCAGAGGGGCGAGTTTACTCACCGCGAACCTGGTCAACCACGGAAAGCATGTATCCCGTTATCCTTGTGCAAACCCCAATCGACGTTAAAAACTCGCTGGGGCGCAACGTCCCTCAATTTACCACTGTAACGACCGTTCGTATCACTGGCCGCTTGCAAGAGCTTGATGATGAAACCGAGGATAACGGCGCTCTCAAGGCCGAAATCGCTTTGGAGAGGTTACGCAAGCAAATAGAGCGGGCCGTCATTAACAGTTATGAGTTAACCCGGCAGATTCAGCAATATTTGCAGGTACGCTCAACCATTGATGTTGACGCCAGCGGCGAAGGGCATACCGCTCAATTGTTGATGGAGTTAGATATTGAGTATTACCAGGGTCCAGAAGAGTTTTACGAGATAGATAGCGAACCTCTTGAGGGTGTAGACGTCACGATAGCAATGCCGGATGGCACCCCTGAACCCCATCTGAAAATCAATCTGGAGCAATAACCATGTTTGTAAAGCCTAAGCTGGGGCGCGCGGTGCGCGACCCGGTCAGAGGCACCTTTTTGCCCGAATTTGGCGCAGAGGTGCCTAATGATATTTTTTGGAATCGCCGCCTACAGGATGGTGATGTCGAAAAATCGGCCCCTGAAGAAGCTGCGCCAGTAAAGGCGGTGAAAGGGAAAAATAGCCTGGAGAGTGAGTAATGATCCCATTTAACCGCCTACCTCCGAATCAGCGTGCCCCGTTCTTCTATGCCGAGTTTGATAACTCAATGGCGAACCGGGCAACTGCAATTCAGCGTACTTTGCTGATCGGGCAACTGCTGACTTCTGCAACGCCGCCATTTTCGCCTGGTATTCCTCAGCGCGTGTCGTCTGACTCCGCCGTCGCGGGCATGTGCGGCAGTGGTTCAATGTTGCATAACATGATGACTGCGTACCTCGCTAACGACACAGCAGCAGAAATTTGGATTCTGCCCCTGGCAGATGCCGCAACAGGTATGACAGCGGCGAAAGGCGGGATTCAAATCACATCAGGGGCAAGCGCTACCGGCGTGCTGTCGTTGTACATCGCGGGGATGCGCGTTCAGTTGACTGTTGTTGCGTCAGATGCGCCTGGCGCTGTTGCTGCTGCAATCGTTACTGCGGTGAATGCGCAGAGCCAGTTACCTGTTACTGCTGCTGTAAAAGCCACTGACTCCGTGGAGTTCACCGCAAAAAACAAAGGGGCGCATGGCAACATGATCGACATCCGCCTCAATTACCAAGGTACGGCGGGCGGCGAGGAGACTCCAGCAGGATTAGGCGTGGTGATCACTCCAATGGCTGGCGGTGCCGGTGCGCCTGAATTAGTCGGGGCTTTGGGTAACTTGCAGGATCGGGAGTTCGATTTCATTGTAAACCCGTACACCGATACCACATCGCTAGACGCGTTGAAAACGTTTCTATCCGATACCGTTGGCCGCTGGTCGTACAATCAGCAGATTTACGGCCACTCATTCAGTGCTATTTCTGGCACCTATGGGACGCTGGCGGCAGCGGGTGAGTTACGCAATAACCAGCATGAAACCCTGCTTGGTATAACTGATTCACCAACCCCGGCCTACCTGTGGGCAGCAGCACACACCGGAGCGATTGCACCAAGCCTGCGCAGTGACCCAGGGCGACCAACGCAAACTCTGACGATCAGCGGCGTACTGGCTCCGCCTCTTGAAAGTCGGCTGATGCTTACCGAGCGTAACAACCTACTATTCAGCGGTATTTCCACGTTCAACGTGGCCGATGATGGCTCTGTACAGGTTGAAAAAACCATTTCAACTTATCAGAAAAACAAGTTCGGTGATCCTGATGACAGCTATCTGAACATCGAGACGTTATTCACGCTGATGTTTGTCACTCGATTCCTGCGTACGCAAATCACGTCAAAGTTTGGCCGCATGAAACTGGCAAACGATGGCACTCGATTTGCACCAGGCTCCGCTATTGTCACGCCTAACGTCATCCGCGCAGAGCTTATCGCGCAATATCGCACGCTGGAGTGGAACGGTTACGTGCAGGATTCTGCTGCATTTGCCAAGACGTTGTTGGTAGAGCGCAACAGCAGCAACACCAAGCGCATTGATGTGTTGTGGACGGGTACGCTTATCGACCAGTTGGAAATTTTCGCATTGCTCAATCAATGGCGTCGGGCAGAAACCGCAGCCTAAGGGGGATTCATGGGAGACACAAGCAATCGCCTGGCCGGTACTGCTTACGTAACAGTTGACGGCGTTACTGTAATGGTTGCAGGCCAGTTTAAGTACAGCGTTTCAAAAGTGGAACGCACCACGCTAACCGGTATGGATTGGGTGCATGGCTATAAAGAGAAGCCCCGAGCGCCGTTTATTGCCTACCAGGCGCGTGACAGCGGCGGAACCTCTCTTGAGGGGTTGAACGACGCCACAAACGTTACGATCGTCGTTGAGTTGGCAAACGGTAAAACGATTATTGGCGAAAACATGTGGTCTGTTAACACGCAAGACGTTGACAGTGAAGAAGCAACTTTCGATATGCGCTGGGAAGGCGGATCGGTCAAGGAGTATTAATGATGTTGGAGAAAACCAAAATTATCACCCTTCAGACGCCACTGGAATCCGCAGGCGGCAAGCTGGTCTACACGGAACTGGAACTTAAAGAGCCGGTGCTTGTTCAGGCTGAACAGTTTTACGAGCGCAGAGAGCAAAAGGGCGCACTCAACGCCATGCGCCTGCTAATCAGCTTGGTTTCCGGCGTACCAGAAACCCCATTAGCCAACATGCAGTTTACTGACTACAAACGTTGTGAGGCGTACATGTTGGGTTTTTTGGGGTTCGATCCCTCAACGGATGGCAACAACTAGCCGCTGAGGTAACCAAGTATTACGGATGGGGCCCGCATGATGCGTGGTCCCTAACCCGTACCAAGTTAGATTTTTGGGCCGAACAGGCGCATAGGATGAACAAGGTGAAGGCGGGCAAGAATGGCTAACGCATTTGATTTTGAGCTTAAAGCTGATGAACAGGTATCAGCGGCGATACAGCGTATTGAAGATGCGGTTAAAACCCTTGATCCGTTGCTTGAAAAGGCAACTGACAACCTGAAACTTGGTGGTCAAGATTCGCTTGATGGGTTGGAATCATTGAGCGATCGCCTGGCTAAAATGTCCACCTTTGCGCGTGATAACGTCCAATTTATCGGTGATATGGTTCCCCCGCTTAAAATGGTTGGAGAACTTGGCGGCAAGCTCGGTGGCGCTTTGAAGTTTGGTGCTGCTGGTGTGGCTGCTTATGGGCTTGGAAAGGGCGTAGCTTATATGGCTGGCAAGCTTCAAGATGCTAGCCATAGCGCTTATGAGTTAGATGTAGCCTCTAAAAATGCTGGGATGCGCGCCGATGACTTTTCTCGCCTGTCCGGTGCAATGCAGATATTAGGAATCAGTGCTGAATCCGCTAACCAGTCAACCGAGGGGTTATTCTATACATTTAACGATGCATTGCAGGGCAGGAACAATGGCACTCTTGCTGCATTGCAGCAAATTGGTGTCCAGATCGTACAAAATAAAAATGGAACTGCCGATGTATTGGCAACAATGCAACGCTTGGCACACGTTTTACCTACTCTTACCTCAGAAAAGCAAAAAACCGTCACAGACGCTATTGGTCTTGATGCCAACGGCTTAGCTTTGCTGCGTGAGGGCATGAGGTTGAAGGAATTACTCGCTAAGTCTGATAAATTCGGTTTGACCGTAGACCCAAAACTAAATGGTCAGTTGACTGAGATAAATGGAACTATCAATGAATTGAGTGCGTCTTATGAAGGATTTAAAAATCGTGTTCAAAATAAGATGCTTGGTTGGTTATTATCGGATGGTTCAGTTAAAGACAGCCTTGAGGGAGTAACAGACGTTTTTTCTAATGGGCTCGATAGCATATCACTATCTCATGTTGTTGGTTTCAATAGAGGCAAAGAAGCAGATCAACTACGCTGGGGTTATAATAATTCTGAATTTTACGACACATTAAGTGCCGGTGATAAAATTGGCCTTGATTTTGGTTATATGACTGATGGTTACCGTGAGAAATATAACGCATGGCAGAAACCTATTGATGCTGTAAATCAACTAGAGCGTGATTTGACGCTTGCAACAGCACCAAGTTCAGCCCATATGATCAATTCACCAGATCAAGTTATGGGTAATACGCAAGAACAACAGCGATTATCTCAATTAGAAAAACAGTATAATCTTCCGCCCAATTTGCTTGATAAAGTTTGGAGTACTGAATCAGCTAGAGGGAAAAATATGCTGTCTTCTGCTGGAGCTGAAGGGCATTTTCAGTTTATGCCACCAACAGGTAGAGCTTATGGTTTGAAAACCAGAGAAGACCGTATGGATTTTACCAAATCAAGTGAAGCTGCTGCTCGCTATCTTTCTGATTTACTGAAAATGTTTGATGGAGATGTGAGAAAGGCCGTTGCGGCATATAACTGGGGGCCAGAGCGAGTAAAAAATCTTGGCCTTGGTTACGCACCTGCTGAAACGCGGAACTACCTGCAACAAATTATGCCAGGGCTACCCCTCTTTCAGCCGCAAAATGGGGTTTATGGGGATGGTAATTCAACGGTATCAAGCAGGGAGCAAGACACCGATAGACCCTCAATACTAGCCCCCGCCAGCATTCAGCAAGAGGATATAAGCAGGGTATCAGAAGCAATGTCCAAGGCCATCAGTGAGAATAAATTTCAACTTGAGGTTACGCTGGTAAACAGCCAAACAGGTGAACGCCACAAGGTGCAGGCTGATGGAGGTGGGCGTGTATCACTCTCCATGCAATCTTTAAGTTGAATATTTAGGCGGTGGTAAATATGCTGCAATAGGTTAACTGATCACTCACTGGAGGTTGCTTTGAAGAACATATTATTATTAATTATTTTCATATCGTTACCATCTTTATCGGCACCTATTGATGTAGTCGCGGCCAAAAGTGCAGCCAGCGTTTGGGGGCTGGGTTGTGGATATGGGAATGTTTACTTGAAAAGATTATTTGATGGAGAAGACAAAAATGAAGCTATGGCCTCAGAACTTCATAAACTAGATGAGAAAATAAAAAGCACAATAAATCTTTACGAGAGCGGTAATGCTATTGGAAAAGATGAAAAAAAATTTATTTCTGGTTTGTATGGTAAGTATTCTATAGATGGTTTTAAATCTAAAGTTCATGATAATTCAATTAATTGTGACTTCTCATCAAAAGTGGTGGAAATAAAAATACTTAGGTCAATATTGGGTGATGTTGAAGCTAAAAGTGAACTTGCTGATTGGAATTATTACGATTATCAATAAAATGGTTTTTTTAAAGCCCATCTGATGTGGGCTTTATACTATAAATTATCTCAGTTTGAGTAGAGAATTGGCTTGGTAGGTTCTTCCGACGCGCAGCACGGTATCCATCAAATCCCCGACTTCACGCGCTGCCACGGGGTCGATAATCAGCAGGTCTTTATGTATCTGGCCCCATGCTGTTTCGATAGCGGCAAAACAGCCGATAAAACGCTTGGTGTCGATCGCTGGTTTTCTTGGTTGGCGTAAACGTTTAACCTCTGGCTTTACAAAGTAGTGATCTTCCAACTTTTCGAAAACCTCCCAAGCCTGATCGGTTTCAAGCATTTTGGCATGGCGTGCTGCGCCGCGTTCTGTCCAGAGAATGAGTTTGCGAACGTTGGGGGCGATTGGGTGAAAACCTCTTAAAGAGTTTTTCAAATTTTCGAGAGACTCACCTTTTGTTAGGAAGTAATGCTTTCCTTCAATGAAGCGATCTTTGTTACGATTAAAATTGTTGGTTACGCGCTGACGTTCCGTGCCGTAGAGTTGTGCCAGTAGTTCGGTAGTGATTACGGGAATGCTGTTGTGGGTTACAACCGACAGACTTTCTACTGATGTGTGATTAGTCATGATGGCCTCGTTTATTTTTTTCGATGTACCACTATCGGAGTGGTGCCGGGAGGTTCGAAACGGCTAAACGAGACCGTGGACTTATTCCCCTTTCGGGTGTTGTATTAGTCGCCCTCCCGACTCTGATCGGGGTGTGCTCGCGCGATGCGTTCACTAAATGACAGGCATAAAAAATCCAACACTGACGGGGTTGGTTCTGACCGCGTTTAAGAGGTTTCGACACCTCATTTACGAAAAGATAACGGATAGTAATAGCGTAGTCAATTACCAAGCCTGCCATTGCGCGGGCTTTTTTATGGGGGTGCAATGGCACTAATCACAGATGCGCTGTCCTCTCTGCTGGGCGGCGGGCAGAAATGGGACTGGCAGGCACATATTCACCCCGCCTCATTTCGCGGCGTGCCGTTTGCGATCGTCAGCGGTGAGGGGGTTTTTGGCCGTCGCCAAGCTGTGCATGAGTACCCTTACCGCAACACGGTATGGGTGGAGGATTTAGGGCGCGGAACTCGCAAGATAACGCTGCGTGGTTTTATCGTCCAAGATAGCCTGGTGTATGACGCACCGGACGTTATCACCCAACGTGATTCGCTGGTGGCCGCATGTGAAATGGAAGGGGCTGGGATACTGGTTCATCCAACGCTTGGCGAGTTAACCGTGAGCGTTCCAGATGGTGGCTTGCGGGTGCAAGACAGCATGGAAACTGGCCGGGCATTCGAGTTTACGCTCACTGTTATTGAATCTGGCTTAAAAGTGTTCTCTGTTACCGGCAGCGCTGCCGCCAGTTCAACGGTTAATGCCAATTGGCTGCTCACTGCTGCTAAGTCGGGAGTTAAATTCATTGCGATGGTTCGTCGTGAGCTTAGAACCGTTACGCAGGCCATTAAAACACTGAAGAACACCGCTAATTTTTGGGGCAATTTTGTTCGCGGCACAGCGAATGAAGTAACCAACCTTGGCAACGTGCTGAAATCGACGTTCGGCAGTGCCCGTTACGGGCGATTTAGCAAAGGCACTGTAGGCGGTAGCGTATCCGGTCTAACCGGTATTGTGACCAGAACAGAGGACACAAACGATTATTCCGGGCTGGTACAGCAGAAAATGGCGGAAGCAGTTACAGGGCGAGCAAAGCTGCTGGCTGAAGTCGATTCATTGGAGAATATCAGCTCGATTGAAGCGTTCTCCAAAGGAGTGAGGGAGATTATTGATCAGATAATTTTCCTGAGCGGCAGCATTGAAGAAAAAATCCGCATGCTAGAAACCCTGGCTGCATATCGAAGCAATACATTTTATGCGACAGAAAGTGACGCAGCTATTTCAAACAGTGCCACCATTTTGATCTGCACTCTCTCCGCTGGCGCAATGGCTGTAGTTGCGGCTGATTACGAGCCAGACAGTTACGACGATGCGATCGCAATGCTGAACCGCGTATGTGACACGCTGGACACTATTTTGCTGATGATCGCCGATTCTGGAAATGATGATAGCTATCTCGGCCTGTTATTAACACGTAACGCGCTGGTAGATGCATACACCATTAAAGGCGCACAGCTCAGTACCTTGGCACAGGTAACTATGCCTGCTTCATTACCCGCGCTTACCTTGGCAAACAGGCTCTATCAAGACGGTGCCCGCGCCGATGAACTGATCCAGACTGTTCAGCCTCGCCACCCTGCATTCATGCCATTAACGTTTAAGGCGCTGAGAAAATGACTGATGAACTGACCTTAAAAGTCGGCAATCGGCTTATTCAGGGGTGGGATTCGATCAGGGTAACGCGTGGTATCGAGCGATTACCCTCTGATTTTGACTTATCCCTTATGGATTACTATCCCGGCTCTAATGACGAACAGCTTGTTAAGAAGGGGGAGCCTTGTGAAGTGAGGTTGGGTAATGATTTGGTAATGACGGGCTATATCGATCGCTGGAACCCGTCAATCTCCAAAAACCGGCATGAAATAAGAGCCACAGGGCGCAGCAAATGTCAGGACCTTGTTGATTGCTCTGCTGAGTGGCCGAACAACGTGATAAGCCAAGCCAATGCGCTGCAAATTGCCCAGCGCCTGGCAGCGCCTTACGGTATCAGCGTTTCTTCAGATGTCACTGATATGGCTACCGTACCGCAATTTACGTTGAATTGGGGGGAATCGTCACAAGAGGTCATCGATAGGATAAGCCGTTGGGCTGCACTGCTCTATTTTGATACCCCTGACGGTAATTTACTGCTTACCCGTGTTGGAACGCGCAAAGCGGCCAGCGGTGTGGAGTTAGGGAAAAATATCGAATATGCGTCGTTTACTGATGCGATGGACGAACGTTTTTCCGATTACGTGGGTGTGTCAATGTCCATGACCCCGGTAAGAGAGATGAATTTGAGTAGTGGTTATGATCCCGTGACCCTAGCACGCGCCCGTGATCCTGAAGCGGCAAAAATGCGTTATCGCAATCGCATAATCATTGTTGAAAGCACCATGATAGCTAATCAACAGGCACAGAACTGCATTGATTGGGAGATGAATCGGCGTTTTGGCCGCTCAAAACAACTACAGGTAACGGTTGATAGCTGGCGGGATAGTGCCGGGCGGTTATGGGAACCTAATACCCTCATCCCGATCAGCATTCCTAAATTTGGCCTGCGTGATGAATTATGGCTCCTATCTGAAGTGACATTTCTTCGTGATGGTAACTCAGGCACTACAGCAAGAATGGTATTGATGCCACCTGCCGCGTTTAGTGTTCAACCGTATCAGTTTTACAACCAGATGATGGAGCTAAACCGATGAACGACATAATCAGGCAGCTCGGGCGGCGCGTATCAATGATGTTGGGTATTGGCCGTATCACTGCGCACAATGATTCTGGTGTTGTTCAAGAGGTTCAGTATCAAACATCGCTAGAGGTTCGCGATAACACCCCGCGCATGGCCGAGTTCGGCTTCTCTTCCGGGCTACCCGTTGGCACTGATGTTGTATTGGCCTTTTTGGGCGGAGATCGCTCCAGTGCCGTGATAGTTGCCAGCAATAATGCTTCATTTCGCCATACCGGCCTGAGTGCGGGGGAAACGGTTATTTATAACCAGTGGGGAATGTACGTGAAGCTGACTGAAGAGGGGATCGTAATAGAGGCCCAGGGTAAACCGGTCGATGTTAATAACGCGTCAATAGTCACGGTAAAAGCCACGGAATCTGTGCGCCTGGAAACTCCCTCTGTCTTTGCAACCGGAGATATCACCGATCACTGTGATGAAAATACGGTCACGCTAAAGCAGTTGCGTGACGCATATAACCGCCATGACCACGACGTTAAAAACGTTCAGGGCGGGAACGAGACAAGAACCAGCGAGAAGCCGGGGGAAACAGTTGAATGAGTGATATCAGTTCGTTTTGGGACGTTGAGCAACTCAGGGCTGACTGGCGAGAAGGGGCGGGTGATCTGCTCTCCGGTAATGATCTACAAACAGCCATTATCATCAGTTTATTTACCGATCTCCCATCCCGTCCTGATGATGATATTGACGGTAATGATCGTCGTGGGTGGTGGGGCAACGCTGGGGAGGAAAGGGCTGTCGGATCGTTACTTTGGCTGTTGCGCCGTAGCAAGCTTACTCCCGCAATAGCGCTCAAAGCGGAAGGGTATTGCAGCGATGCATTATCCTGGCTGGTTTCTGATGGTGTTGTTGCATCTATTGATGTCGCCACTCAAATTATATTCCCCCGCCGCTTAAATATTTTCCTCCGTTATCAGCAACCAGGTACCACTGACAATACGGACCTGCGTTTTTTTTGGGTATGGGAGCAATAATAAATGCCATTCAAACGGCCCACATTAACCGAACTACGTGAGCAGAACCGCACGCAACTTCAGGCTGAGTTGAGAAAAACCGGCTCCCTGCTGCGATTTTCAAACATGAAAATCTTAGCCGATGTTGATGCCGGGATGTCTCACCTGCATTACGGCTATCTTGATTACATTGCACTCCAGGCAACACCCTACACGGCAACTGATGAATGGTTATCTGGTTGGGCGGCTATGAAGTCGGTCTACCAGAACGCCGCTACAGCGGCCCAAACGGTCAACTATCAATTTACCGGCACTGCTGGGGCCAGTATTGGCACTGGAGCCATCCTAAATCGCGGCGATGGTTATCAGTACCGTCTTGATGCCGGTGTAACGATTGGTTCTGACCGCACCGCGACAGGTTCGTTGACTGCAATCTTGCCTGATATCGTCAACGACCCAACAGGTGGCGGCTACGCGGGTAATGCGCCTGCTGGAACAATCTTGACTCTCGACACTGCCAGCCCTGGCATAGACTCAACAGGGCGCATGATAGAACCCGCAGTGGGTGGGGCAGATATCGAGGGGCAAGACAGTTTCCGATCACGCATGTTATTGGCCTATCAAAATCCGCCACAGGGGGGCAGCGATACCGATTACAAACAATGGGCTCGAGCAGTGCCCGGTGTAACGCGTTGCTGGGTAAAACGCCGCTTGATGGGTGCAGGAACCGTTGGTGTTTACATCATGTGTGATGGAAATGATGAAACAAACCACGGCTTCCCGGTTGGCACCGATGGTATATCCCAACTTGAGGATTGGGGAGCGCAGAAAGCGACAGGAGATCAGGGACGGGTTGCAGATTATATTTATCCCCGTCAGCCGGTAACCGCACTTGTCTTTGTTTGTTCACCCGTCGCTAAGGTTATCGATTTTGAGATCAGTGGTATCAGTTCTGTCGGCACTGATGTTTCCCAGGCAATAGCCGCAGCGATTGATAACGTTTTTTTTGAAGAGGGCAACCCTGACGGGACGGGGAAAATTTACATATCTGACCTGAACCGAGCGATCGGGGATGTAGCGGGAACGGCGGGCTTTATTTTGGCTTCACCTGCCGCAAACATTATTTTGGGTGTCGGTGATCTCCCCATTCGCGGTGAGGTGAACTATACATGAGCCAGTACACCGTAGAGGCGTATGACCAAGCCCTACACGCATTGATGCCTGTAGGGTTAGCGTGGCCGCGAGAGCCTAAAGCCGTGCAATCTGCCGTCCTTCGAGCGCTCGCGAACAGTTACCAGCGTAGCGACAGCGAAGCCATGTCTTTGTTGCGTGGTGGCTTTCCTGCGTCTGCAACGATTTTATTAACTGAGTGGGAAAAATCGCTGGGTTTGCCTGATGACTGTTCGATCGGTGAGGTTGATACGATTGGCAAGCGCCAGGCTGCTGTAGTGTCGAAGCTCATCAGTACGGGAGGCCAATCCAAGTCGTATTTTATCGGTATTGCAAGAACACTCGGTTTCAACATAGAGATTGAAGAGTTCCGCCAGGCTAGGGCTGGGTTATCCGTTTGCGGCGATGGCTTAAATGGTGAGGATTGGCCCTTTGTCTGGATGGTCGTTGCTGACTCAACAAACGTTACATTTGCCCGCGCAGGCATGAGTTATTGCGGTGACCCTCTCAGGTCATGGGGAAATAAGCAGTTAGAATGTACGCTGAATAAACTCGCACCATCCCACACCATTGTTAAGTTTGGATATATCCACTTTGGATTTAACGATGATGGTGTATATAACGTAACGCCAGAGTTTGCCGGTCTTTTTGATACCGCATCAGGTTTTATTTAAAAGTAACTTTTAATTTAACATCGTTCTTTGAGCGAGGATTTGTCATGCAAAGAATTGGAAATGTAACTGAAACAGCAGATTTGAACGGTGAATTTACTGATGGTCGAGTAGCGCAAGGTGTGCCGCCAACTATTTTGCCTGCTGCAATATTTAATACGTGGCAGAGAGAGCTTGTAAATATTGTTGAAGGGGCGGGAATGGTTTTAGACCCTCAGAATGATGGGCAGGTATTAGAGGCAATAAATAAGCATGTCAGTAGCGGAAGACTTTTAAATATTCAAAGATTCCTAATCAGCGGAACATATACACCCACTCCCGGCACCAAAAGAGTGCTTATAAAAGCATGGGGTGGAGGTGGGGCTGGTGGCGGGACTCCGTCAGTTACTACTACACAATCAGCTGTTGCTGGCGGTGGCGCTGCTGGCGCATATGTAGAGTCCTTAATTGATGCCCCCATGTCACCCCTACCAGTTGTAGTAGGGGCTGGTGGTATTGCTGCTATTGGTGCTGATGGTCAGTCTGGTAGTCCTACGACTGTAGGAAACATTGTTGCACCAGGTGGCCCTGGTGGCGCTGTTGGTGTTGCTAGTGCTGCATTCCCTTTCGGAGCTGCGCCAAAAAACCCAACAATAGGGACGGGTGGAAATATTATCAACGCACCCGGCAATACCGCATCAATGGGCTTCACTTGGTCGAATGGCGGTGCGATCCGCTCGATGGGCGGTCAGAGTGACGTCGGAAGCAGCCAATATGCAGCTAATGCGATAGGAAACTGTGCGGGCGGTTCAGGGGCTGTATCCGCCGGTTCAATAGGCGCTCAGGCAGCACTAGCGGGTTATAACGGCGCACCTGGATTAATCATCATCGAAGAATATGCATAATAAAAACCGGTGGTTGATTAATGAAAATTTAACTCCTAATTTTTATTGGAAATAATCATGACAAAAAGATTTAACACCGGAAATCCTCGTTCATCAAACGACATGAGGGATTTAAATGATAATGCTATCGCCTACGACGATTTTTTAAATAGCGAAGATAAATTTACTATAAATAGGCTTGGTGAAGAAATTCCTACAATTCAGGGAGTGCTTAGCACTATTGATGAAGCGACAACTCAGGCGCTGGAGCAAACACAGCAGGCGCTTGATGATGCTATACGTAATGTTGGTTATGCTCCTGTATCTTCATTTGAGAAGGGATTTACATTAACAAGTGTCGGCCAGGCATTATTACTTGAAGCTACGGGAGTGTTTTACTCATGGCGCGGCCAATATGAAAAAGTAGTCCCACCAGGATCTACGCCTGAATCTACGGGGGGCATCAGTCAAACTGCGTGGGTTGATGTCAATGATTTGACGTTACGCAGTGATTTATCCAGGCCGACAGGCGCTAGCATAGTAAAAATGAGCGGCGGGGTATCAGTACAAGATTGGATGCACAACGATTTTGTGGCTAGATTCGGCGGTGTGTCTGATTATACCGGGATTCCGTTGTATGATGGCAATGACAGCAGCAGAATTTCGGCGACAGATAACGCGCCAATGATCATAAATGCACTAACTAAAGGCATTGTACGGAATAATACATTATTTATTTTTTTTCCAGCAGGGCATTACGGATTCAAAAAAAACAACATTTTAATTGACGGGGCATTGCTGCCTTACAAAAATCTCGTCATCGCAGGTGAGGGGGCTGATGTTACAGTTTTAGATTATATCATGGAAGATTTTGAGAATGTGGGCAATAATGAAAATACAGGCGCAAAAGAGTTATTGACAATAAAAAATTTCGATGCCGTTTATTTTTATAACATCACAGCAAAATGTACAACAAAGGCAGGGTATGTCAATCATATCGCCCCTGGTACGGGGGAAGACCCAATTTATAACGGGACAATATGGTTTGCACATATCACAGCAACAAAAACAGTTGTTTGCAGAGATGTTATTAGCGAACGAGGAAACTATAGAGGAATCAGTATAAATGGACGCGATCTTCCGTTAGGTCAGAGAACAAACGTCTACCTCTATAACTGTGCTGGTCGCTATACTACAGGATCAGGGTTTTGGCTAAGAATGTGTAACTTACTCTTTGTTGATGGTGGTAACTTTTACCGAAATGGGAACCTTGGTATTACTGCCACGGGGTACGGTATAACGTGTTCTCAGTATGTTGATAATATATTTGTTAGTAAGGCTGCTTTTTACGAGAATTACAGGAAAGGTTTTGATAAACACAGCGGTCTCGGAAGTTTCATTCTTAAAGACTGTACTTTTATTGATAATGTTCTGTGGGACGTATCATCCGATCATCAGTACGTTGCTCAGTATAACCCTGACATTACAGATGATGCGGTACTTGATAACTGCTTGTTCGTAATGAATCAGAATGTTAAGTTTCTAACAGAAGCTTATGCTGCGATTCCAGCCGGAAAAAATAAAATTAGCGTTATGCTGCAAGACAATTTGATCGATGGCACACCAGCTAATAGACAAAAATCAGCATTGCTAAACAAATGTACATTCAAAGTATTGCGGCCAATGTCCGAGCGGCTTTCATCTTATACACCCATTGTATCTAAAGCCGAGGAAACAAATATCTCTAATTCATTAATAGATTTGACACAGTTGCAATTCACTACTGATGCAGATAAAACGGTATACAGTCATACTGTTGTTAATTTTAGTAGGGATAACTCGGGGTTGGTTCTGTCGAATGTCACAATCAAACTTGGGTCTGGTAATCTGTCCAGTTCAGCCACAGAAAATAATAACAGCCTGATGTTTTCCGCCCCCTCTGTTGGTGGTTATTTGATCATGGATAAAAATAACATCGACATGAATAATTATCTGCTCGTAGGTACAACATCATCAGGCCGACTTGTACCCTGGAATGGTCGCAAAAAGATCAATGGCAACACGATTAAAATTAGGAATCTACAACATGCATGCTTTGGCCAAGAGCGTAGCAATGCTATTTATTGGCTGTCATCACAGTTTATGTTTTCTGGTGGCTCTGATGTAGCCTACGGTAGTCGCAACTTGCTGGGGCTGGGTGACTGTACCTATATGCAGGATTTTTCGTTCGGACATGGAATGAGTACTCCGATTCAATTTGTTCTACCTATAACTAACCTAGATGGTTCAGTTAAAGGTGTTGGTTCAATATCAAAGATATTGACCGGCCAGGTTGATGGGAATATACATCTCGCTCTTAAAGGCAAAGTAGGGCTTTATACAGATAAATACGAAGCATTCTGGGATACTGCGGCGAACGTCCAGCACGTTCTTACCGGTAGTTATTTTATAATAACAGCCGCAACACTTGAAGACGAAGTTGTTAAATATAAGGGGGAGCTTACAAATTTTACGCTAAAGGCAATATCAGTTATCTGGACATCGCCCCCGCCGGTAACGGGGTATTATGTCGGTGAAATATCATGTGCAAATCAGACTGCATTGCCATTCGTGGGGGCTGAATGACATTTTACTGCTGGCCGGGAGCAATCCCGGCTATCATCGTTGCGGCTAACTGTCCCGACATTCATCACCATGCTACTCTGAGTGAAAAATAACCGGAGGTATCTATGGACCTGGACGAAGAAAGATGTGGGCTTATCGCATCAGAGATCGGGGTTGTGGTTGTTGAACTGATCGGGCGCGGTCAGCTCGTTGATCGCATGGCTATCGTAAATGCTCTGGAGTCGAAGCGTAAGTCTGTGGGAAATACCCTTCACAAAGGTGTACTGCGGGATGCTGCGGCGCTGGTTAGAGGTAGCGATGACCGGTCATCTAAATATCGAATTTCATGA